CCTTTATATCCCCTAAGGGGGTTTGGGGGTCGCAACCCCCAAGTATTCTGTCGGCTTTAGCCGACCGATTTTTTGAAAAAATCGGATTACGCATTACGTAATTATTTTCCAAATCTCAGACAGCAGAGGTTTGGGCTTTTAAAATTCAGCATGGGGCTGCGTGTGTTTCGTTCCCCTCATTGTCCCTCGCGTCTTTAAAGTTGGCGGTAACTATGACAATGGCTCTGCCGCGGGCTTGGTCGCCCGGAATGCGAACAATGCCTCCTCGAACGCGAACGCGAACAATGGCGGGCGGCTGCTTGTTCAAGCTCTCTGCTCCAGTGCACACGCACTTCCGCGCCGCTTGGCGAAAATTTTGCCGTGAGGACATGGCTCAGTAGGTTAATTCTCGACCAGCTGTGAGGCGAACAAGGAGGGCATTTCACAATGCCGAAAAGAGTTGGATTCCTCTATGAGAAGATGTGCGACAAGGACATGATCCGCCTCGCCATCATCAACAGTTCCAAGAACAAAAGACACCGGCACGATGTTCAGCGGGTCATCAGCAACATGGAGAAGTATGTGGATAAGACCTACAACATGCTCATGGCTGAGAGCTTTAAGCCTGCCGCTCCCCGGGTGAAAACCCGGTATGACACCACGAGCCAGAAGGTGCGCGAAATCAGCGTGGTACCGTACTGGCCTGATGGGGTCATGCATCAGCTGATGGTGCTTGTTCTGAAGGACACAATCATGAAAGGCATGTACGCGTGGACGTGTGCAGCCATCCCTAAGCGCGGAGCTTCAAGAGCTGATAAGTATGTACAGCGCGCCATAAAGAATGACCCCAAAGGCACCAAGTACATTCTTAAACTTGACGTCCGCAAATTCTATCCGTCCATCAACCACAAGAAGTTGATGGAACTGCTTTCCCGAAAGGTGAAAGACCGGCGCTATCTCAAGATGGTGTCCGACATTCTTGCCACATCAGAGGGCGGCTTGCCCATAGGGTTCTTTATCTGCCAATGGCTGGCGAACTTCTACCTTGAAGGGCTTGACAGATATATCTGCTCCCTTGATGGTGCAGAATACTATGTCCGCTACATGGACGACCTTGTAATCATGGGCAGAAACAAGAAGAAGCTGCATAAAATCCGGAAACTCATTGAAGCATACTTGAATGAAAAGCTGCTTCTTGAGGTGAAAGGCAATTGGCAGGTGTTTCCTCTCAAAGCGCGGCCGCTGGATTTCGTAGGGGTCAAACAGTACCGCACATATCGCACCATCAGGAAGCGGACATTTCTTCGCTTTATCCGGCAATGCAGACGAGCCAAGAAGCGATTAGATAAGGGCTGGAGAATACCGCCCACAATGGCGTCTGCGCTCGTGTCCAGAGCAGGGCTGCTTAAAGGCGTCAACTGCTTTGAGGCCAAGAAGAAGTATTACACTCCCATCGGGGAGAAAATGTTGAAAAGGGTGATAAGCAATGAAAGTAAGAGGCGAGATCGCGCCGGTTACAGCATTTACCTTGGAGCCTATCCCCAAAAAGCCGGGTAAATGCCTTATCCGTTTCTATGAGAACGCGGAGGCATACGAAGACACCGGCTGGGAGTGGGATGAATACCATCTTGAAATGGCATCATACCCCGGGCTGGAAAGTGATGTTACCGCAAACTATGATATGCTCATGAAGCAGGCAAAGCTGATGGAGCAGCAGAACAACGCCATTCCCATGCTCCAGACAGAACAGGCCCAGACCCGGGCTGATGTTGAGTACATCGCCATGATGATGGAGGTGGATCTGTAATGAGTCCGAAGTTTGCAACTGTTAAGGCCTATTACGACAATGGCCTTTGGAACAAGGAGCGTGTGTACAACGCTGTTGGCCGCTGGATTACCGAGGATGAATATGCGGAAATCACCGGCGAGGTATACGACGGTACCGCGCCCATGTCCGAGAAAGCCCAGATGGAAACTGTCCTGAACGAGCTGGGGGTGTATCCCGATGAAGTACAGGCGTGATTGGTTGACACCCGGCAGAAAGCAGCGTGAGGCATTCACCAAACAGGGTGCGTGTCTGACGGATGCGCAGGCGGCTCAGAATGTGTCCGCCTATCCTGAGTGGAAAGCCGGTATAGAAATCACTCAGGCCATGATTGACGCCGGGGAAAATCGGTACCGTGTGGGTGAGCAGCTGTACAAGACCACTGTACCTCATACCACCATCGACTCATGGGCACCTGACGTGGCCATTACCGTATGGACACCGATTGACATTGAGCACACCGGAACCATTGATGATCCCATCCCTGCTGTAAGCGGCATGTATTACACATACTTCCTCTACTACCTTGACCCTGAGGATGGCAAAACCTATTTGTGCCAGTTTGGTGATACTCAGACGACAGGCACTGTGCAGCTGTTCTATTTGCCGCATCAAGCACCTACGTACTTCAAACTTGCATCATAGCGAAAAAGACTGACGAGAAATCTCGCCAGTCTTTTTTATACCCAAAGGAGAGAAACCAATGAGTGAGTTAACTATTTATGCTGCCCTCAGAGCGGCGGGCATGACTGCAGCTGGCGCCTGCGGCATGATGGGAAACATGGCCAAAGAAAGTGCCATGCACTCCAACAATTTGCAGGACAGCTACAACAGCGTGTTCAAGCTGTCTGATGAACAGTACACCGCTCTGGCAGATGCAGGCAAGCCCACCTACAACGGCAAGTACTTTGTGAATGACGAGGCCGGATATGGCCTGTGCCAGTGGACACACAAAGATAGAAAGAAAAAGTTCCTTGCCTTTGCCAAGGCCGAGTGTGCCAGCATCAGCAACGAGGCCATGCAGGTGAGATATTGCATTAAGGAACTGAAAACCGACTTCCCCGGAGTCTGGCAGCTCCTTTGCAGCACAGTCAGCGTCTATGAGGCCGCCGAGGTTGTTTGCACCAAGTTCGAGATGCCTGCTGTTAACAATGTGACTGAACGGGCAAACAAGGCCATGATGTACTTCTCCATGTATTCCACCGTGGACTATACGGCTGTAGAGGTTGAGACGGAGGCGCCGGTATCTGCTCCGGCTGATCCTGATGGCAATGCCGTAGACATTGAGCTGACCAATGAGACTGTGATGCATCTGCAGGCCATTCTTGTGACATACGGCTACAAGATTGGCACTCAGGCAAATGCAACCGGCATTGACGGCTTCATCGGTAAGAAGACCGTAGCAGCTGCTAAGGACTTCGTGTCCAGATTGGAGGAGTTGGTATGAATGAGCTGCAGATTGCAGAAATTGTAGCCGGCGCGCTTTTGGCCTTGGCAACTGTCGTGGAGATTTCCCCGATTAAGATTAACCCTTGGTCGGCTATCGCCAAGGCCATCGGTCGGGCAATCAATGCTGATGTTCTTGCAGAGCTCAAGCAGACCAATGAGAAGCTGGATGAACACATCAGAGCCGATGATGAGCGCAACGCTGATATGCGCCGCACCCGTATCTTGCGCTTCAACAATGAGTTGATACGCGAGATACCCCATACCAAGGAAGACTTCATAGACGTGCTGGCAGACATTGACGAATATGAAGCCTACTGCCGCGAACACCCTACATACAAAAACAACCGGGCAAAACACGCTATCGACAATATTGGTCGGGCGTATGATGACCGGCTGCATAAACATGATTTTCTTTAAGAAGGAGAGAAAAACAATGAAAAAGATTCTCGCACTGCTTCTGGCCATGACCCTGATGTTTGCCATGGCCGTCCCCGCATACGCCGCTGGTATCAACGAGCCCATCGGCAAGGTCATTGATTACGGCTGGGTCATCTTTGCCGCAATCGTCTGCGCTGTGGTTATCATCATAGCGGTGCTGAAATTTATCAGGACACCGCGCCCGGAGCAGATGAGGAAGGTCAAAGAATGGCTGCTTTGGGCTGTGATGAAAGCAGAGAAGACATTTGGCGAAGACACGGGCGTACTTAAACTGAGAGCCGTGTACGATATGTTTGTAACTAAATTCCCTTGGATAGCGCAGCTGCTGACCTTTGATAAATTTGCTGAGCTGGTCGATGAGGCGCTTGAGGAAATGAAAAAGCTCCTGGCAGAGAACCCCGCTCTCATTGATGAAGCGGCCAAGATGTAACACAACAAATGCCCCCTTTACCCTTTCGCGGGTAGAGGGGGCTTATTTTGCGTTCTGTGGCGTTTTGGAGGGGGGGGGATAATCAGACACGCCCCCTCACTCCTCAAATCGTTGTAGGGCTGTTGCAACAGCTCAAAACGATAAATCCATGCTTGGGTTACTCCTCACTTTGCAAGGTTCGGATATAAACGCCCGGATTTTTGTAGATGGCCCACTCAGAGAGCGGCAGAACTTCTCTGGTGAAATCTCTGATTGCTTCATCCGTTCCGCAGGCATCGCATATCTGAATTGAGGCGTGGCGGCTTAATGCGTTCCTAATAGGGTCATCAGACATACAATACTTGCCGCAACGGGGGCAGGGGAAAAACCCTGCCCTCTGTACTTCTGCGAATTTGGTTATTAGCTTCTTGAATGCCTGCTCGGTGATACCTGCTGAAAATTCCTCGAAGCTCATGTGCCCGGCCGCTTTCATTGCTTCGCTTGCCGCTTGCAGTTCCTCAGGTGTCCAATCTCGGCTCACGGTGTTGCCTCCTTCCATTCGTCCGCGCCGGTTACTGCACCACACTTAGGACACTGGTAGCAGTAATGCTGGGCTTCGTCTTCGTGTGTCAAAGTAACCACGGCTCCACAGGTGGGGCAAACCCAACCGGGGCAAGCATAGCTTATCAAGATGCCACCTCCTCGCTGTAAAGCTCAATGCTGATTTCATCAAAAGCAACTGCAAAGGCGGTAATGATTTCCTTGGCGCGCCGGTGCTTTGTTTTGTCGAGCCGGAGCTTGGTGAAGCGATTAAACTCGGTGTTGTATATGTTCTCAGAGTAACCCTTTTTCGGGTTAAGGCCGAGACAATTCTTCATGTGTTCCTTGTCGTTGAAGAAGCCAAACAACTCGTATCTGTCATCCCCGCTCTCATCGGTGAATTCATGAATCATAATCAGGTATGCATTGCCTTCGTACAGGTCTATGGTGTATGACTTGCTTTCCTCGTTGGGGAGCTGCTGCAGCATGGTAATTTCTCCGCACTTGTCGCTCCACTGCCAATTAAGTGCCATGTTGTTATCCTTTCTATAACTCAATCTCAGAGTAATTAAAATTTTAATGACTTTTTGAAATGAGTTTAACTTTTGGGGGTCAAGAAGTTAAACTCATTCCAATTTTTTGTAGTATGGTGCTACAGCTCAGTGTAGTAAACTACGCTGGTTTGGTGCTCTTCTGCGTAAGCTACCACATTGCACATTGCGTGGTCTTCGGTAATCCCGCGAAAGGTTTCGCGATCGCCGTTTTCGAACTCTGCGTATATCTTGACCATGCATCCACCTCAGCCTAAAATGATTTCCTCTATCGAGGTATGGAGCTCGTCAGCGTCAAATTCATCAAGGCTATCGATGGCCTCCTCCAGAGCTTCGATATACTCCTGCATCTGCTCACCCCGCTCACTCCCTTGTATGCTTTCGGGGAGATTTTCATAGGCTTCTTCTTCCTCATCGAGGACGCCCTGCAGGTCTTCCTTGATTTCCTCAATGTATGCGGTCAGGGTTTCTATTTTGCTGAGTGCCAGTTTCAGGCTGGCGCGTCTTGCTTTATTCATCGTCATCCTCCTTGTAGACTTCTTCAAAACAACGCTCATTGATACCACCGTAGGTGTAGCCTCTATCAAAGCTCAGATAGATTGGAGTGTCTTCATCGTAGTTCTCCAGAATGGAAAGCAGCTCTCCCACTGTCATGGTGCTCCGAATCTGGTCAATGCTGTATGCATCGTGGGAAGCATGATATATCAGTCGTTCCATAACGGCCTCCTTATTCTGCCAACAGCTCACGGAGAGCTTTCTGCACATCCCTGTTGTTGCCTCTGGCAATTTCTTCGGTGTAGCCTTTGCAAAGAACTACCTCATCCAGACCGTTCACCGCGAGGGTGTAGACGTGGTTGCCGTACTTTTCATTTACCTTGTACCAAAGGTTTGTGGTGGTCTGGGTTATTACTTCCAGCCCTGTGCGGCTGGCGGTTCTGGACTTACTCATTTATTTATCCTCCTTGATTTTGTTACCCATTCGGGTTATACTTGGAGCAGTGGGGGCGGTTACCGCCGCCCCCGGCCGACTCACTTGGTTTTGTCGGTGCCCTGCTTGATTTTCGCTGGCTTTATGGTGATTGTAATCCGGTCTGCAACATCGGGATTATCAGCCAACAGCCTTAGAAGCTCTTGCAGGGCTTCTTTATTGGGTTTGTCTGCCATGTTTATCACCTCCCTTCGTTTCTTTCTGTACCTATAGTACACCATTTTGATGTACTTGTCAACAGTTTTCGTAAACTTTTTTGATTTATTTTCAAATATTTTTAGTTGACAAGTATTCAAATTTGATGTACTATGTACCCGAGGAGGCGAGGCAATGTCTATAACTGATAAGGTGAAAGGGCTGCTTGCTCTGCGAGGGAAAAAGCAGCTTGAGCTTGCGGAACATTTTGATATGAGCAAGCAGACGATGAGCAATAAGATGGCGCGCGGGAGCTGGTCTGGTGACGATCTCGCAAGAGTAGCAGAGTTCTGTGGCTGCAAATTGGCATTCATCCTGCCAGATGGCCAGCAGATTTTAATAAGCTCCGATAACGAAGAAAAAGTCCTGGGCGAATGAACGCCCGGGACTTTTCGTGTAGGCTAAACTTTGCGCTTAGGCTTGGGTGGTGTTTTATACTCATCACCATCTGGGACTAATACCAGCAGGTCGGAGAGGTCGCATTCCAACTCCTGACATATAAGCTCAAGGTGCCGTAAAGTGACACGCTCTGCCAGTTCGTGGTAGTACTCATTGATGGTGGCTGCACGGATGCCCGTAGCCCTGCTCAAGTCCGCCTGCGTCCAACGCCGCTCGCCAAGCAGCTTGGACAACAAAATTCGCACCATAGCTATGTACTCCTTTGTGTAGAATACTATCAACTATTGTAGAATTTTCCTGTAAATTGGAATATTATTCCGATTAGCGTAAAATAATTCCGTTACACGGAACAGAGCAGAGAATAGAGAAAGACCACCCCTGTGCCTAAGTGGGCATAGAGGTGGTCTTTTTTTACTTTGTGGGCAGATATGCCCGAGCTATGAAACCAAAGAAGGTGATGGAAATGGAGATTTCCAAACCGTCCTCGGTTCGTACAGCTCTACATTGGTGGAGAGTGGCGGACTCGAACCGTCGACCTTCCGCGTGTGAGGCGGACGCTCTAACCAGCTGAGCTAACCCTCCGTGACTTGACTAATATAGCACAGTCCACAGAGGATTTCAAGAGCGAGTTTTGTAAATTGAAAGAAATTTTTGCTTTTTTCAAAAATGTAGTTGACAAATCG